GAGGACCAGATGAACAGGCGCCGCGGGTGCCGCTCGGCCAGGGCCGACCGGAGCGCCGAGATGTTCGTGTCCGCGTTCGGCCACGACGAGACCTCGTCCGCGTGCAGGTAGTTGAGCCCGCGTGAGCGCCCGAAGGCGTTGCGCTTGGCGGCTGAGGCGAACATCAAGCGCGAGTTGGGGCCGGACTTCTTGCCGCCCACCACCTCGGGCCACGCGAGCATCACGCGGTTGTTGATCCGGGGCAGGAAGCGATAGTCCTTCGGGAGCGAGTCGAGCATCTGGAGCAGCAGGTCGCGCCGGAAGTCACGGTTATCGTCGTCGTTGGAGGCCAGCATCCCGACCGTGCCGCGGTACGTCTGCGGCCACCAGAGGTCCAGCGCATCGGAGAGCGTCGATTTCCCAACCTGTCGGCCGGCGAGGATCACGTACTCGTGGACGCCGCGCTCCAGCCCGCGCGCGATCTCCCGCATCGCGTGCTGTTGCGTCTGCCAGAGGCGCATCGGCACCAGCCCGTGCTCCTTCGAGGGGATGCGGAGCTGGCCGCAGAAGGCCGTGAAGCCGGACAGATTGAGCTTCACCGCGCCCGCCGCGCCTTCCCGAAGCCGCCGCGACGCCCGCCCCGAACCCGCTGCGCGGTCTCCTTGGTCGCGCGTGGCAGGGCCTGCGGCATGCCGTGGTCGTTGACCGGCCGCGCCGCCAACTCGGCCAGCGTCAGCGCCCCGACGACCCGACCCGCCGCGTCCAGGATCGTCACGCCGCTGGACGCGGACGGCCCGGACGGGCGGTGGCGGTGGCGGAACCAGCCGCGCAGGGTCATGGCGCGACCCAGCGTCTGACGCCGCCGGGCTCCGCCCCGAGCGGGTGTGCGCCCCGCGTCAGCGTCGCGTGGCGGAAGAGCCAGAGATACATGTCGGTGCGTTCCGCCTGGGCGCTCGGGAGATCGGCCGGCGACCCGTCGCCCGCATGCGCGGTGAAGTCTTCGTAGAGCACCCCGCCAGGGCAGAGCCCCGACACGACCGACTGCATGACCGAGAGCGGGGACACCACATGCTCCAGCACCTCGGAGACGACTGCCACATCATAGAGGCCGACGGTCGCCAGGTCCAGGCACAGGGGGTTCAGCGTGAGGAACGCGACGGCGGGCTCCACGAGGTCGTCGCGGCGGCTCCGGAGCCTCCAGACCGCGAAGTCGAGTGCGTGCCCCGGCACGTCCACGAGGACCGCACGGAAGTCCCGACGGCGCCGCTCGAGCCACGCCGTCACGGGCGCGATCCCGCACCCGTATTCGAGTAGCGTGCCGCCCCGCGGCAGATCGCGGGCCACGTCGGGCCAGGCCCCGTAGCGGCGCCGCAGTGCCTGCCGGAACACGGGCCACGGGCCGAGGTCACGATAGAATGCGGCGATCTGCTCGGCCGTCTCGCGCGGGGCGCGCGCCCAAATCTCCTCGTACGTCAGCCCGGACGGGCCGCCCGGGAACGCGGGACGCCGGCCACGCTGGCGCCGGCCCAACGTCACGGCGCGACGTCGCGTGACGCCGTAGTAGGCGCAGACCTCGCGCCACCACGGCGGATCCAGGCGCGTCCACTGCCGGAGGGCCTGGAGAACGCTTCGGCGGGTCATAGCGGGAGCACCTGTTGCGCGTTCACGCTCTGTTCCATACGTGTGAGATTCCTCACGGCCGCCTCGGCATATTCTTGTTTCAGCTCGACGCCGACGAAGCGCCGCCCGAGCCGCACGGCCTCGTACCCCTCGCTCCCGATCCCGGCGAACGGTGAAAGAATCAGCTCGCCGGGATTCGACCAGAGCCGCACGCATCGCTCGATGGTCCCGAGCTGGAGCGGGCAAATGTGACGGTCATCATCGTCCGAGCGCGCCTCGCGCACATTCAGCGTGTCGGACTCCCGGATGTTGTACCAGATCGGCCGCGCCCACTCAATCCAGTCCTCGTTCGTGATGTCCGGGTGAATCGGTTCAGCATTATCGCCCGGCTTGCGGAACACGAGGATGTAGTCGGCCAGCGCCGGCCGAAGCCACGAGGAATCCTTCCGGAGCTGGACGAATAACAGCGCCTTGCTTTTGGTCCGGATCGCCTGCGCCTGCGGGTCCTTGTCGATGCACACCTCACCGTGATAGATCCAGCCCTCTCGGACATGGAGAGCGATGACGGCACCGCGCAGATCCGTCAGCCCGATGATCCCATGCGTTGCCTTCGTCGTCGTCGTCTGGGCAATGTGAACCGCCGACAGCCGACCCGGCTTCGTGACGCGCAGCACCTCGCGTACCACGTAGGCATAGTGGGCCAAGAACTCCTCGCGCGTCGCGCAGTTGCCGATGTCACGCTCGCTGTTTGTGTAGGTGTAGAGCGCGATGAACGGCGGCGAATAGACCGAGAAGTCCACCGACGCCTCGGGCACTGTCGGGAGCACCGCCACGCTATCGCCATAGTGCAGCGTCCACGCCGCGCCCCGCGACGTCTCGTTCACAAGCGTCTCGGTCTGTCGCTCCGTCACGCCCACCTCCTCTCGTTCCATCACGCGCACCGCGTCGAGCAACCCCTCGGCCATGCGCCGCGCTTCGACTTCTTTCTGCTGGACGTTCCGCACGATCCCGGTTTCGGCTTCTGAGACCACGATGTGGACCTGCACGGGCTCGGTCTGACCAAAGCGGTAGCAGCGTCGGATGCTCTGGTAGTACGTCTCATAGCTATCTCCGAGCCCGAGGAATGCCATCTGATGACAATGCTGGAGGTTCAGCCCGAACCCAGCAATGCGTGCCTTCGTGACAAGCACGCGCGCCTGGCCCGAGAGAAACGCCATGATCCGCTCCCGCTTCGTCCCCTCTGGATCATTCCCGGCCACGGACACGCAGTCGCCGTCTAGCGCCTCGGCGATCGCCTCTTGCTCGTCGTTCAGCCCGCACCACACGATCCACGGACCAGGCGTCGTCTCCACCAACTCCACGACGCGATCCGCGCGCGGCTTGAGCGATAGCCGCCGCGCCTTGGTGCGCCCGCCGATGCCGCCGAGCCCCATTGACGGGAACAGGTACTCGCCCGCGATCGGCGCATCCGTCGTGACGACATGTTCACGAATCTCGAGACCCGGCAGACGGTAGCCATCATCCGCGAATCCAAGATCAGAGGGCAATCGCATGAAGATGCCCCAGGACACCAGCCACCGATAAAACGCCTCGTGGGCATGGCCTTTCAGGCGCCACCCGTCCTCATCGTGGACGAACCATGTTGCGAGCATCTCCGCACGCGTCATGATCCCAAGGAACTCGCAGTGGTTCGCCAGCTCGGCGATGTCGTTTGGAGCCGGCGTCGCGGTGCAGCAGAGCCGATAGGGCGTCTCCGCGAAGGCGCGGATCAGCCGCGTGCGGGTTTTCCCATCATAGGCTTTCAGGATTGATGACTCGTCCAGCACGATGCCGTCGTACTGACCCGTGTCAACCTGATGCAGCCGTTCGTAGTTGGCGATCTCGATCTGGCCACCCGCACCGTGCGGGCGCACCGGGACACCGATTCGGTGGCCCTCGGCGATCGTCTGTTCGCCGACGCACAACGGCGCGAGGATCAGCACAGGACCAGGAATGTTGACTGCCCACGCGAGCTGCATGGCCGTCTTGCCGAGTCCGGTATCCGCGAAGATCGCGGCGCGCCCTTTGCGGAGCGCCCACGAGGTCAACGAAGCCTGAAACGGATACAGCGATGGCGGCAGTGAGCACTCAGTCAGGCCAACTCCCGACCACTCGCGACGCTTGCTCGCCAGAAACGACTCATACGCGCACGAGCCATCGCATTCCTCGAGACAGTACGACGTGCAGGGATGTCGCGGACTCATGTCCGCTGCTTGGTCATGTGGTAACTTCTGCAAAAGGGGCATCTATACACCCGCCGCTGCTCGCCCCCCGCCGTCTGCCGATGTGCGAGCGCGCGCCGCGCCGCCCAGCGATTCGGGTACGGGATCTTGCCGGAGGGGCAGGGCGGGGTCATGTCACCGAGACCTCCTTCAACTCATACACCTTGCGCTTCCCGCGTGCGCCACGCAAGGCCCACCCATGCACGGACACACGATTTCCCGCCGCGAGCACCCGCCGCACACGCTCCGCGACGGGCTCCGTCTGGAGCTTCGCCAGACGCTTGGTGATGTCCCCGGTGACGCAGCACTGGACGAAGAGGACGCCGGGCTGGCCGGGTTCGATCGCGAGCACGTCAAAGGCTCCGAACAGATCCTGCCGAATGCGTGCGTGCGGATTGAAATGTTCGACGACGGCGGCCAGACACCCGCGCTGACGCAACGCGGCGAGAGAGCGCGCGGTAGGGCTAGCCATTCTCCCACGTCCCCCGCCGGTGCCACCAGTCGCGCGCGCAGAGGCCGACGAGGCTCAAGAGGCCAAGGCCAAGGAGCGCGAGGGCGGCGAGCTCGAGGCGGGTCAGCGTCA